AGACAATGGTGTGCTAAATACGACATAAAGATATTCAGCACTAAACAAATTAAGGAGCTAAAACAATGGACGAGAACAAAGCGATAAATCCGCAGCATTACAAACAAGGTAATATTGAAGTTATCGACTTTATCTTGGACCAGAAGTTTAGCTACTTAGAGGGAAACATTATTAAGTATGTGTCTAGATATAAGTACAAGAATGGTCTTGAGGACTTAAAGAAGGCACAGTGGTATTTGGAGAGACTAATAGATGCTAACACTTGAGGAACTTAAAGACAAGATTGAGAATCAAGGATACGACGAATGTCTTATCTGCGATATCCTAGAGATATCAGTAAGAGATTTGTTAGACAACTTTGAAGATAAATTAATTAGAAATAGAGAACAATTTGGGGAGGATATAGATGAGTATTGATTTAGTAATGCTTTTAATTGCAGCTTTATGTGCTGCAGGTGGTGCGGCTTCTTGGTGGTACGGCGAGCAGCAATACGGAAAAGGAATCTTAGATGGCATTCAGATGCATAACAGTGGTAGACTTAAATATACTACGTATGAAGAAGATGGCCAGACTATGATTAATATTAAGATAGACGAATTAGAAGATGAAGAGTAATTATTTAGGAATCACTATAGATAGGAAGAGAGACAAGAAGATGTCTGAACAAGCCAGAGAGCTTGTAACAAATTACTATCTTAGAGGTAAAGAGAAATCACCACAGGAAGCATACGCTAGAGCCTGTGTTGCTTATAGTAATAATGATTTAGAATTAGCACAGAGGTTATATGATGCTGTTAGTAATGGGTGGTTTATGTTCAGTAGTCCTATATTGTCTAACGCTCCGATGCCAGGAGAAGAAGTCAAAGGACTACCTATTTCTTGCTTTCTTAGTTATGTTCCTGACGACCTTAACGGTCTCATACAACATCAATCTGAGTTAGCTTGGTTAAGTGTTAAAGGTGGTGGTGTTGGCGGTCACTGGGGTGACGTTAGACCTGTGAGCGATAAAGCTCCTGGGCCAATACCTTTTATTAAAGTAGCAGATTCAGCAATGACTGCTTATAAACAAGGAAAGACAAGGAAAGGGAGCTATGCTGCGTACACTGATATCTCGCATCCAGACATCATTGAATTCATCAACTTACGAGTACCTACTGGAGGGGATACTAATCGCAAGTGTTTTAACATTAATAACGCTGTCAATATTACTGACGCCTTTATGGATTGCGTTGTTGATAATAAGCCTTGGAGTTTACGTGACCCTAGTAACGGTGAAGTCCGTGATACGATACCTGCGAGAGACTTATGGCAAAGACTGTTAGAAGTACGATTCAGAACTGGTGAACCTTACCTTAATTTTATAGATGAAGCAAATAGACAATTACCAAAAGAGTTACAAGCCCACGGACTTACAATTAAGGGAAGCAATCTCTGTAATGAGATACATCTTCCCACAGATGAGAATAGGACGGCAGTATGTTGCTTATCCTCCCTCAATTTGGAACAGTTTGACCAATGGAAAGGGACAGAACTTGTATCAGACTTAATTGAGATGTTAGATAACGTCTTAACACAGTTCATAGATAATGCCCCTTCAGAACTCTGGAGAGCCAAATTATCGGCATATCAGGAGCGTAGCCTAGGGCTGGGTGCTATGGGCTTTCATTCGTACCTACAATCGAAGAATATTCCCTGGGAGTCAGCACAAGCTACAGGACAGAACATTAAGATGTTTAACTTAATTAAGGAGCAAGCAGTTGAAGCTACTGAAAGATTGGCTAAAGTACGTGGAGAATACCCAGACGGTAAAGGAAGTAACAGAAGGAATAGCCATCTACTTGCTATTGCCCCTAATGCTAACAGCTCTATTATCTGTGGGACTAGTGCTAGTATTGAGCCTATTAAGTCTAATGCTTATACCCATAGGACTAGGGTTGGGTCTCATCTAGTTAAAAACAGACATCTAGCTAGAGTTCTTAATGAACATAGATTAAGATTAGGTTTCGAGAAAGATTGGTTGAAAGAGCAATGGTCTGATATTATTCATCACGAAGGTAGTGTACAACACTTAGATTATCTTACTGATTGGGAGAAAGATGTATTTAAGACTGCATTTGAGCTGGACCAGTTGTGGGTCGTAGAACACGCTGCAACTAGACAACCGATGATATGTCAAGGACAATCAGTCAATCTATTCTTCCCTGCTGGCAGCGACAAGGCGTATGTGAATAAAGTACATCTAGCTGCTTGGGCCAAGAAACTTAAAGGTCTTTATTACTTACGTACTAACAGTGGTGCTACTGCTGAACAGATAGGTAAGAAAGTAGAGAGAATAAAATTAGAAACATTTAAAGAGGAGGCCGACGAATGTCTAAGTTGTCAGGGTTAGAGCATCCTACGAAATGTTCTATATGTGGATGTGAGTATGATGAAGAAGCTGGAGGTCTACAAGGATACTTCGGAATTCTTCCAGTCACATTATGTGAATTTTGTCTACCTTGTATGATGGATATGGCAGACCAACTTAACGGAATAGAGGAAGAAGATGAATGAAGTAGGAGTATTAGATGAAGCAAGAACATATAAACCATTTAATCATCAGTGGGCAATGGAAATCGCTGAAGAGCACGAGAAGATTCATTGGGGTATATGGGAAGTTAAACTACAAGAGGACGTTGACCAATGGAAACGAGGTGATATCAATGCTGAGGAAAAGAATCACATAACTCAAATCCTACGTCTATTTACACAGTCGGATGTGCAAGTAGCTCAGAACTATTGTGATAACTTCTTACCTAAGTTTCGTAATCACGAGATACGTAATATGATTATGTCTTTCGCTAATAGAGAAGGTACACATCAACGTGCCTACGCATTACTTAATGATACGTTAGGTTTTGATGATAGTGAGTATTCAGCATTCTTAGAATACAAACAGATGAAAGACAAGATTGAATTTATGCAAGAGAATGATGTAGTTACGTTACACGGCTTGGCTAAAGCGTTAGCTCAAACTTGTGTCAACGAAGGTATGTCTTTGTTCTCTGCATTTGCTATGCTGCTAAACTACCAACGCTTCGGTAAGATGAAGGGTATGTGTGAGGTAGTTGAGTGGTCTATACGTGATGAAAGTATGCACGTAGAAGGGATGTCTAGATTATTTAGACAATTTTGTAATGAACATCCAAGAGTGGTAACGGATGAATTGAAGAGGGAAATATATGAAATGGTTAGAACTGCTGTCTCACTGGAAGACAAGGTTATCGATTTGGCGTATAAAATGGGAAGCGTCGAGGGTCTGGAGAAAGGCGAAGTCAAAGATTATATCAGGCACTTGGCGGATAGAAGACTAATACAACTAGGACTTAAAGCTAACTATGGTGTAAAGGAGAATCCCCTACCTTGGGTAGAATGGATTATTGCAGGTGATAGCTTTAAGAATTTTTTTGAGGGCACTGTTACAGATTATAGTGCTGCTGGTATGAAAGGAGAATGGGGATGGTAGATAAAACTAAATATACTGTCAAAGATGTACAAGTTGTGAGAACACAAACAGGTAAAGGTAAAGATGCTGAAGTAGTAGAATATACTGAGGTACTTATTGTTGATGATACAGGTAAAGAAATACCTATGAGATTTGGAGGAAGATATGCGTCGTAGTTTATTAGGATTATTACTTATGTGGGGAGCAGCTAATGCTTCTCACGATTGGGGTAAACCAAGCATCTATCAATTTCCTGCACCAGAGTTAATTACTATGGATGTAGTAAAGAATGATGGAGTAGAAGGCGGTGGTACTTTTGTATGTAAAGATGTCTGGTCTTGTTATATGTATGTTATGGCAGCAGAGAAGAGAGGTGCTACTGAATACTGTAAGACAATCGACATAAGAAAGAATGGTCGTAGAGTTTGGTATAAGAGGTATCAGTAGTGGACTCGTGGCGTGAACTTCAAAAGAATTCGTATATCTCTTGGGTCCAGAAATATGAAAAAGAGAAAGAGAAACGAATCGAAGCGGAGCAGAAGTACGAAAAGCTTGTCGAAAGAATTAAAACAACTGCTCTCGAAACGTACTACCAAAAACTAGTCGGAGACGACTGGGATGAGGAGAGAATAGATATAATAGGTCAGAATGGAAACACTGGTGACCACTATCAATATGAATTGTGGAATTATGCTAGTGAGGATAGATTTAAGAAGGACGAGGATGATGACTGAGGATGACGTAATAAAGCTACTTAATGTAGGCCACTACAACTTTGTACGTATGGATGAGAAGTTTTCACGCTACGATGCTTTTGATGCTGATAACGGAATAATGTTAGAGATAAAGTGTCGTAGAAAACACTATGATGATACGATAATTGAAAAACCTAAATATGATTGGAATAAAAAATACGCCAAAGATAATGGTTTTGAGTTTATGTATGCAGTTACGATGCCTACCGAAGGTGGAGATATGTTATATTTGTTTGACCCTATAGGAATGGAAGAACACGAAGATTATGACTTTAATTGGGAGACTCGAAAACTTCCAGCTCAAACAGATTTTAATTGGAAAGAATGGGTAGATAAAGAAGTAGGTTATCTACATATAGATGATGCTATGATAACCTTAGAGAAAAAGACAAGTCACTGACTGAAACTCTGATTAGGTCTTTGAGACATCCAATCATAATAAGCTTCTTCATAACCTTGCCTATCAAATCCACCAGGATATATTGGAGATTGAAAACGTAGAATATCTGGTTTTTGGTCTTCCCACCAAGATTCATAATTTTCATATCCTGCTCTTTCCCACTCTTGTGGTTCTGAGGTAAATAAATCACCGAAGAAATCATCTACTGCTTGTCCAGCATCCCCAAACATTCCCATATTACTCTCCTGTAAACATTCCTTTGAAAGCAGAACCTAAATCTTGCATCTTACCACCTACAGGTTTACCTAAGTGCTGCATAAATTGATATTGAGGACCAGCTTGTATTTGATTCATATCTTTACCGAACTGTTGAGTAGCTTTCTTGATACCACCTATACTATCTGCTATAGAACCTAAAATATCTAATTCACCTTCAGCTCTTTTACTGCCTTCTATAGAACGTAATACTTTACCGTAAAAATCTAGTTTTTGTTCTGGAGACATTCCTTGTGCCATCGCTCTAAATTCCTGCGGGACTCTTTTCTCCATTTCTTGTAACATAAAACCTTGTGATGCAACTTCAGCTCCTGGTCCAAATACGTTATTGTCAGCCATTAATATTCTCCTTCATTTACTTGTTCATTATCAGATTCTAAGTAAGTCTTACCACCGACAATAGTAGCAGTACCAACTAATTGTTTTCTTAAGGCTTCTAGGCCTTCTTTAGATTTAAGTGGTGTATTATTCTGTATCCATTTAATCATACCATTTACCACTGGTTCTTTTACTTCACCCTTCTTATAAGCATTCATAGCCATCTTACGAAAAGTTTCTGAACTAAGAGCTGTATCTAAACTCTTTAATGCTACAGCACTACTAATAGCACCAGGGACAGCACCTCCAGTTCCTTTCCAACCTAAAGCAGTAGCAAAGAAACGAGCTAACCATAAGCCTACCGACGTACTTCCTTCTGCATTCTTCATAATAGTAGAGAAATCATCTAGTTTCTTACCATCTATCTCAGGGAAAATATTCTTAAGTGTTCTTACACCTTGAGGGTCTAATAAGAACTTTCTTAATCTATCACCATTCTTTTCAAATAGACTACCTTTTACTGCTTCAATAACTTGTTTTCTACCTTCTCTTTGCAGCGTAGGGTCGTCAGTAAAATCTTTAATTTTAGCGATAGCTTGAGTTAATGCTTTAAAGTTAGCATTAGATGTCTTAGGGTTGTTAGTAAGACCATTAATAAGATTATTGATTGCTGTTTCATCTTCTAACTTGTTAAACATCTTATTGTTTCTTTTAGAGAAATTTAACCACCTAGAATAGTTAGCATCTAAAGCAAGAGCATCTCGTTGACCACTCTCTATGGCTTTATTTCTCCACAAGTCTCTAACATCTTTAACTACATCTTTTTTATATTCGTCAGTCCAACCAGCCATTTCGCCTTTACCAAAATAACTTTGATATTCAGCATTACCGAAATCTTGTCTCAGAGCTTTTAGAGCTTTTGTAGGTGTAGTTTTTCCTTCTTCTAATAATTTAAGTGTTTGTTTGACAGCTGGAATTGCAGCATTTTTCTCTTCTAATTTAACCACTAAGTTATTAATATCATCAACAGTTAATTTAGAGAATTCACCTACTTGAGCATATCTATCTCTAAATTGTTTTTTGATGTTATTACGTTTAGTACCTAACATATTAAATAGACTAGATGTAGCTAAACCAGTATCACCTCCTCCTATTTCATCTTCTAATTCTTTAATTACGCCTCTCTGTGCAGTAGTCTGACCACCTAAAGTTCTTACTAAAGATTCTTTACCTTTACGTCTAGTTTCTTTCGTAGGAAGGGAAGCCACAGTTTTAATTAAGCCTTCTGTCAGCTGTCCTGCTTTTTTAGTAGCAAAAGGAGCTAATGGGCCAACAACAGCACCAGTAAGGGCTGCATCAGCAGTCTCACCGAAATCAAACGCTGCTCTACCTTCTAATGATTTTTCTCTAGCTTGTTTCTCTACGTTAGCGATACTAGCCCAAGATGCACCAGCAGCTATAGGAAATAATGCTTTTTCTATGACTTTTTTACCTAAACCTTTAGCTGTTCCTTTAGCACCTAATTTATATAGAATACCAGCACCACCTAAATAGTTTGTAGGGTCAGTAAGAGCAGCCTTACCAACACCTTTAAATTGTTCCCAGAAAGACCTAGAACCTTCTCCGAATGCCTGAGTTCTATCGTAGACATCATAGAGACGTAACATCCTCTGTTTATCTTCTTTATCTAAGTTAGAGAAATCAAAAGCTTTCTTAGCTCCGTAAGCAAGATTATTGTCTACTAAGTTCCAATATTCAAACTCTTGTTCTACTAGTTCTTGATTAGTACCTTTAAATGATTCACCTTCTCTTTTCTTATAAGAGTCTCTAATATCTTTAAGATACTTTTCATCTCTTATTAGATTGTCGTAGACTAAATCATCATTAAAAGCTTCGTTAAAGAATTTTTCTTGTTCTTCAGTAGTAGGAGGCCTATTTCCAGTAACCTTTAATTTTCTACCATATCTATTGTCTGTAAGTATATATGTAGGCATAATTAATCCTCGCTTACTTGAATTGAAAAATCACCAACTTTAAAACTAGTTTTACTCGTAGCAGAGTTCTGTGTTTTACCTATAATTTCTTTAGCTTGATTCCAGAGAGCAACACTATCTAAACCATTTTCTTGCTTCCATTGTCTTAGATGTCTCTTCCATTGAGTTACTGTAGGTCGTTTACCTGTTGCTTCTATATCTTCTCTCCATCTTCCGAATTCATCTTCAATAGCAAGTTCTAGATTAGATAATTTAACGATAGTATCTAACATCAATCTATTACCTTCTTTAGTCTTACTTAATGATGGAGCGGCATCAGCAAAATACTTCATTTCTTTATCTGAAATAGCACCTTTAGTTCCAGCAATCCATTTCATAACAGACTTCATACTATTTACTACGAATTGTTGTGCATTAGCAGCATCGATAGCTGATTTAGTATCTCCTAAAATACCAGCGATACCTTTAGCGTAATTAACTAAGTCAGCTCCTGGTCCAAAATATACACCTCCCTCATTTAAGATAGCTAAACTTTGATTTGCTGTAATTAATTCACTTTCAGCTGTATCAGCTCTACCGCTAATTTCGTTAGCTAATTCCCCGAACGATTTAGCTTGGTCTGTTGAGTATTGAGCATCGGCTTGTTCTTCTGCACCTGCTCTCTTAGTTTCTTTGTAAGATTGAAGTGCTTTCTCAAAACATTCTCTATCTTTAGTTACATCACAACCAAATTGTAGTTGGCCTATTTGTTTTAATTCAGTAATTCTAGGTGGCTCGTTAGCTCCAGTAAGTTTATTCTTATCTATTAATGGCTCAATAGATTTAATCCACTGTGCAGCACTCCTAGGGTCTCTCTGCAGTAATTCATTAAAAGTAGCTCTAATAGATGATTCATCGTTTAAATCAGCTTTAGCAGCTATATCACGTAACTGTTTAGCAGGAGAGACATAGCCAGTAGCTTGTTCAATTAAAGGGTCAAATACGTTTCTCCCTGTCTCTTCTAAGCCTTGCTCAAATTGAGCCCTACTTCTCATAAATTGAGGTTGAGTTACTTGTGCTTCAATCTCTTTTGGTGTCATTTCATTTCCGAATAAACCTGCCATTATTTTCTCCTAACCTAAAAAGTATCTAGCTGCAGCTGCTTCCCACGGATTGTATGTTGCAGCAGCAATGTATCTAGGACTCATCTGAGCTTCAGTAGGTTGCATTAAACCAC